TGAGTTCCTGGCCGTTGACCGTCGCCTTCTGGTTGTCCTTGATGAACTCGAACTCCTCGACGCTCGCGCCGACGGAAGCCTGCCAGGGGAACCCGTTCCGCGAGGACGCGACGACTTCTTTGGCGGCGCTCGTGTCGCGCGAGATCACGCCCGTGGCGACGAGTTGCCCGGCCTCGACCCGGATCGCGTCGGTGTGGCCGACGCCCGAGAGCGGGTCGTGCCCGAAGCGGATGGGGCGTGCCTGCGACGGCACCGCCAAGCCCGCGAGATCGATCACGACCGGGTGCCGCCAACCCGCAACGCGCATCGCGCCGCCGGTGTACGCGACCATCTTGAAGCGTGGCAGCGGAGCGCTCTGGCCGTCGGCAGCGGCGGCGACGGTGATGTCGGCGGTTGCAGTGAGCGCGAGGGCTGGGATCGTCTTGGTCTTGTCAGCGGTGACTGGCACTGGCGGTCTCCTCATCAACTTGGTCTGCGGGATCGGTGTCCTCGGCGGGCGCGTTCGCCGCCGGAGTGGCGGCCGGTGCGGTTGCGAGCGCGAGGCCGAGTTCGTTCATGAGCGCGAGCTCTTTGGCACGCTGGCGGAGCTCTTGCTCCCAGTCGCGGCCTTGCCGGGCAAACTCCGCTGCGAGCGTGGTCGTGTGGTTGGCCAGTCGCGTGGCCTGGGCGTTGGCCTCTTTGGCGGGATCGACGTGCTCAACGCCATCCCAGAACCACGCGTGCTCGGGGAGCGTGGCGGCGATGGTTCGGAGGGACTGCGGAAGCAATCCCTCGACAAGCACCGCCTCGTTGAGCCACGCCTTCAGGATGCGATCTAGAACGGCAAGCTGCAGGTGGTGCTGCTCGACGCGAATGCTCTTGTAGTACACCTGGTGGTCGAGGCGACCGCTGGCGTAGTTGTAACCCGAAGAGTTGCCGGCCGCGACGTTGAACGGCATGTTCAGGCAGCGGGCGATCTCGTTGAGGATCTCGCGCTTGAACTCGCCGAACGTCGTCGTCGGCTGCTCGGCATGCACCTGGCCGAGCTTCCAGCCGCCCGGAAGCACGGTCGCCAGACGCTGCTCGAGTTCGACCTCGTCCATCGGCTCAAGCGGGTCGGCCTCGCCGTTGGCCGGACTGTCGGTGTAGATGACGGCGGCGAAGTTGGCGGCGGTCTCGGCGGCCGCGATCGTCGCCAATGTGTACCGGCGGAGCTGTGCAAACAGCGGGAGCGCCGGCGTGATGTCGGGGATACCACGGAGTTGGCCGGGCCGGTCCGGGCGGAAGTAGTGCACGACCGAAGAGGCCGGAAACGTGTCGTAGGCCGTGAGGTCGTCGATGGGCGTGCGGCCCCCCCACAACACGCCGCTGTCACCGGGGTGACGCTTGAGCACGCGGTACGCGGAGGGGTTGCCCCACTGATCCAGAGCGATGCCGTCGATCTCGTCGTTGCGCCCGCGGCGCAACAAGGGCGTGCAGACCTGGTCCGCTTCGATGAGCTTGAGATCAAGCGATACGGGCGAGCCCGCTGACGCGATGCCGGGGTTGTTGATCAGGAGCGCGAACGCCTCGCCACTCTCTGCCCGGGCGAGTCGCATGGTGCGGAGCTTTCCGGGGAGGTCAACGGCCCGCGACCACTGTTCGAACGCATCCTCGATGCGAGCATTCGCGTCGGCGTCGTCAGTGAGCATCTGCAGCCGGGGACCGGTGCCGATGGTGTCATTGGCGAGCGTGAGGACGATGCCCTTGGCGTAGGAGTTGTTAGCGACCTCGTAGCGGGCGCGATTCCGGAGGACCCGCCGCACTTCGGGATTGATTGCGGCGTTGGGCGAGAGACCATCGGCGTTGGCCCAGTGCTTGCGGTTCTCCGGGGTGGTCTTGGCCGAGTCGAACTTGGCGACGACTGATCGACGGCCGCCGCGCGACCCGCGTCCTTGCGAGTCTCGCGACGCCGCCGGGGAGGGAGAGGCGGCCTGCGTCCCGCGAAGCGGGGTGACCCGGCTCATGATGTTGGCGATGGCTTTCAGCATGAGTGGGTCAGACAGAACCGGGAGGGACGATCTTGGCGAACTTGATGCCGAGGCCGGGCTTCCTCGCGGCGTCCTTGGACGCGAGGTAGCGGTCGGCCTCGATCTGGTCCTTCAGCGGGTGCTGCTCGACGGACTGGCCGTCGACGGACGCCTTGGCGGGCTGCAACGCGGCGTCGCGTAGGCCCTGGTCAAGATCGCCGGGGTTGGGAGTGGGGTCGGGCACACCCATACCCCTCTGCATCTGACCGGCGTTCGTCGCGCAAGTGGTTCGAATCGCTGCCAGTTGGGCTACCGGTAGAACCTGTGGATGGCCGATTCACGATCCCGGAGCCATTGCGGCCCCCGCAACGGGTTTAAATCCAGACGGGCGTGTATTTTCCTTGAGTTGCACGACTAATAGTCGATACTATTACACACTATGTCCACCAAGGGTCCAACCGATCTCGCGCTCACCCTGGCCACCCGCCTTGGCGTGCTCAGGGTGCGCGACGCGACGGCCCACGGCATTCACCCGGAAGTCCTGCGCCGGCTGGTGGCCGCGGGGAAAATGGTCAAGACCGGGCGAGGGATGTATGCGGTGGCGGCGACCGATGCGTCCGAGCACGTCAGTCTGGCACACGCGGCGGCGAGGGTTCCCCACGGCGTAGTCTGCCTGCTCTCGGCGCTGGCCTACCACGGGATCGGTACCCAGATGCCGCACGAGGTCTGGATGATGATCGATCGGCGGGCGCACAAGCCCAAGGTCGACCAACCGCCGATGCGATTCGTCCTGGCGTCGGGTGCGACCCTCAAGGACGGTATCCATAAAGTCACGATCGACGGACGTGCTGTGCGGGTATTCGATCTCGCAAAGACCGTCGTCGACTGCTTCAGGTATCGACGGCACGTCGGCCTCGAGGTCGCGCTCGAGGCGCTGCGAGAATCGCTCCGCGGCCGACGGTGCAAGCCCGCCGACATCGATCGGTACGCCACGCTGTGCGGTGTGGCAACGGTCGTCCGCCCATACCTGGAAGCGATGGCATGACAACGCCGACGCCCGACGGGCTTTGTCCCCAATGGAGTCGCTCGGGTGTAGAGCACCTCGAAGTGCCGGCAACCGCACGAGGGACACTCCAGCCCTTTAAGTTTGGAAGTGGGCAGGGGCTTGACGGGTTCCGGGTGTTTCATCGCAGCTGCTCCTTGAGCGCTGAGAGTTTGATCCTCGGCCTCACCGTAACCTTGTGGTCGGTCCCAAAGAGCACCGCGCCTTGCATGGATGCGGCGACCGCGCAGCCAACCAGGCCGTCCAGCCAGTGGTTGTCCAGACCCTCGACCCGGAGCTTCCACTCGTCCACGGTGCGGCCCCGGCCCTCAGTCCGCACGCGGTACTCGCTGGTGAGGTGTTCCGACAACAGACGGTGTGGTTCGGGCTTCTGGCCGAACAGAGAGAGCCCGCCGGGATCGCCCATCGGCACCGCGAGACGCGCGTGCACAAAGCTCTTCCAGTAGTTGGTATCGAACAGGACGTGCCGAACCGCGCGCTTGCCGGTCACAATCGGCACGCGCCAGTTCAGCCCGACCCGCTCACCGCGCTTGCGCTTGTAGTCGCTGAAGGGGAGGCTGCTCGCGCCGACATAGCGGCCGTGGCTGGGCGTGAGCACGCTCGCGTGCGGGCTCTGGCGACAGAACTGGTAGACGACGTCAGTCGATGAACCCCAGTTGGCGTCGATCAGGCATCGGTCGATCCGCACCATCGCGCCGTCGTCGCGCCGCCATTCGCGAGCAACCGTCGCTTCGATGAGCCGCTCCAGGCCGCCGTAGATCGCGCCTTCGACGCCGGCGCGGGGCGACGCGGCCCCGATCGTCCGTCGCACATCCCGGAGCGTGAAGTACGCCTGCTTCTGGTCCGGCTCGGTGCCGTAGTCGATGATGTGCCCCGTGAAGTCGTCTTCCCAGGCGGCCACGAGGTAGAACAGTGCCTTGCCCTGCACATCCACGAACATCGTCAGGTGTGAGCACCCGAGTGGGACAAGCCCGCGGGCGTGCCCGTTCACCTTCGCTGCGATCTGGTCGGCGCTCAGAAGGTCGTCGGCGACCTCAACCTCCGGCAGCG